TTCCCAGACCCTGCGTTGCTGACATACGTGACGCCATACGGAGGATCGGTCAGCACCAGATCAACAGCCGGAAGATCGATTTCGCGGCAGTCGCCGTGGTAGATGGTAACGCCGTCGTGCTCGTAGTAGGTCTTCATCGGCTCCTTAGCGTCTGCAACTGACGGCGGCGAAGGTCAACACTCCGACTGGCCGACTGCGACCGAAACTCGCTCAGCGCGTCCAGTGTCCGCTTAGACACCTCAACAAAGGTGCCAGGATAGGCCGGGAACGTGACCAGCGACACCTCGTCGAAGGTCATGTCCTTCACCGTGCGGAGCGGCATCCCGTCCTTCACGGTCCACTCGTCGTCCAGCACACGGAAACGGAACGACATCCCAGTGACGATGCCGTTCGCCACGAGATCCATCTTCTCGTCTGGAAAGCTCCGAAGTGGCGTAATTACTACACGCAGGCCGTCCCGGCCCTTCTGGAGGTCCAGATTGACGTTCCGGCGCCCCAGCGGCATGTCGGTGTTGTGGTTCCAGAGCGCGAATACGTCAGAGCCTTCGTCTAGCGTGCGCGTAACGGCCGATGGCGTGATGATCTCGCGGAACCCGCCCAGGTTCTCAGACAGGCTGTTGAACACGATCGCATTCCCGCGGATCTTGCGGTCGATCGAGAGGTCAACCCGCGACTCTCGGCCACCAGTCGCGCGACGGTCTAATGTGCTATCCATGCTCAATCTCCCGTCGCATCAGGTATTCCGCCAGATCATTGGTCCGCTTCGCCCGCCACCGCTGGATCATCTGGGAGAGCTGTGTCGGGAACTCGTCGGCGTCAGCCTCGTACACCTCCGCCAGATCCGACCTGGACTGGGCGACGTGCTGCTCCGCCAGATCCGCCGCCAGCGCCTCGGCGTCCTCGTCCCGGCGCAAGAACGCCAGATGCACCCGCAGGAGCGGCACAAGGTCGCGCGTGACCAGTTCCTGATGCCGGTCATAGAACGGGCCCATGACCGTGCGCAGTTTGTTCGCGCTGCTCCTGGCGCCGATGATCCGGTCGATCTCCCGCTCGACGAGCCGGGACATGGCGTCCTGGTAGAGCGACCGATGGGCGCTCACCATCGCCCCGCGGCCGGCGGATAGCCTGGCCTCGGCCTCTCGAGCATCTGCGATGGCCTGATCTCGAGCCTCGACGACGCCTGAGAGCTCTCCCTCGGCCTGTGTCTTTAGGCGTAGAGCCTCACTGGCAGCGGCGGCCTGTTCGGCTTCGCGGGCGGTCGCCTCCGCCAGTGCAGCGGCCTGCTGGGCGGCGAGACGGTCCCGTTCGACCAGTGCCGCCGCGGCCTCTCGGGCCTCTGCCATCGCACGGTCCCGCACTTCGGAGACGCCGGCTAGTTCGGCCTCGACCTGCGCCTGCTTGTCGGCTGCCGCTTGGGCCTCGGCGGCCTGTTCGGCTTCGCTGGCGGCGGCTGCGGCCAAGTCTCCAGTCAACGCGATGACGTGGCCATCTCGCTCGACTAGTTCGGCCACGGTTTTCGACAGTCTCTCGGTCAGGAACTCGACAGACTGCACCGCCTCGGCGTGCTTGGCGGTGATGGCCTCAACTTCGGCCGCGCGAGCCGCCCCGGCCTCAGTCGCAGTCGCCAGCCTGGCCTCAGCCTCGACCCGCGCCGCTTCCGTCCGCTCGAGACCGTCGAGTAGTTCGGCCCGCGACGCCGTCCATGTGCCGGTGTCGGCCAAGAGCCGATCCCGTGCGGCGTTTAGATCCGCAATCGACGCATCAGCGGCCTGCCGCGCCTCAACGACCGCGGCCTCGGCCTGCACCCGTGCCGCCTCGGCGACGTCCCGCTCCTGTGCGGCCCGCTGCTGCCCAGCAATCGCGACTTCTAGCGCCACTTCCGCGCCGTCGCGCTGGAGCTTGAGGGCCTCGACTTCACGCTCGGCGGCCTCAGCCCTGGCCTTCTCACGCGCCTCATGCTCAGTCGCCAGCGCCAGCGCCGTAATCACCTCTGACCGAGCCTGCTTCGCCTCGTCGACTCGCGATTCAGCCGTCGCCAACCTCTCGCGCAGTTCCACAGACGAGCCCTGCGATGCCGCCAACGCCTCTCGAACCGTCGCGAGCTCGGCCTTTGCCTCGTCTACCGCGACATCTAGCGCCAACTCACGTCGCTCAAGCAGTTCGATCGATCGCCGAACCAGGCTCTTGGTCTCATCATCGGACTGGCCAGCAGCCGGCGGCGGGGCCACGGGCTTGGGATCTGGCGCTACCTGCTTGTCGATGATCTCGCCGATGCGATCGGCTGGGACCATGTTCTGCGGGAGTAGGTAGATCCCGCCCTGACCACTCGGGAGCGGGTTCATGTTCTCGAGCGACCGCACATCATCGGCCGAGAGCCAGCCCCACTGGCGACCGACGGCATAGGCGCTATACCGGCTCGCCACGTCTCCGCGCAGAGCCCCTTCGATGACAAACCCCGTGAACTGCTGCCGGCGCTCGAGCGGGGCAATCAACTTGCGATCGAGTTCCTGCTCCCACCGCACGAGCCACGGCCGGATCGTGTCGGTGTAGTACTCGATCGCCTGATGCTCAATATTCGAGAATGTCGCCCGAGACAGGTCGCCGAGTTTATACGGCGAAATCTTGAACCACCGAGCGACTTCCTGGATCTGGAACGTGCGCGTCTCGAGGAACTGCGCATCGTTCGGCGGCACGCCTTTCCGCTCGACAAAGGACATGTTTTCCTGCAAGAGCAGGATGCGATGGGCCCGCGTTGGTCCCTGGTGCCTAGCGAGGCTCGCTTCGATGTTCTGCCGCGCCTCTGGGCTCAGCCGCGCCGGATGGGACAGGAAGCCGCCAAACGTCGAACCGTTCCCAAAGAATGTCCCGCCGAAACGCTCCGCTGCGAGCCCTAGACCGAGCGACTCGCGAGCCATATGCACAACGCTGTAGCCCTTCAGCCCGTCGAATCCCAGGCCCGGAAGGTGCAACATGTCGCTGGCGGGAATGACCATGTCGCCGAGCTTGTCGCCGCGGACGCGATAGACCAGCCGATCGCGGCTGTCTCGGAACGGGTCGACACGGTCGGGCGGGATCGGCCACAAGGCCACTGGCCGGCCGGCCCCGTCCCGCTCGATCTCCGCATAGGCATTTCCCCATGTCAGGAGATGCGCCTGCAATGTCTCCCGGAAGATGAACGAGGTCATCTCCGAGTTCGGATTGTCGTGCAGGAGTTCGTAGAGTTTGTGACCGGCGTAAGGTTCTTTGCCGCCGTCTGGGAGGCGCTTATAGAGTTTTAGCGGCAGGCTGGCGACGGTTGAAGAGATCTGCCCAACGGCCGACCACACAGCCGAGTAAGACAGGGCATTCCACTCGGTGACGGCTACGCCAGACGAGACCGGCTCGCCTGCAAAAAGGCGAGCGAGTGCCGGATCTTTTGCGTTGTATGGACCGAGAACGAGAGAGCGGACAGAGTCAGCCCACCGACTGATCAAACTTGCCACAAACTTATAATGAGGCAACCCACTATAAGTGCGTCTGACTCACCTTATAGCGAACTCGTCGAGGCCAGCCAAATCATAGACGGATGTCGTGTCCTCGCTCGGCGCCAGGAGTCGGCTCATTCCCATCAGCGCCGCGGCTACCCCGTCGATCTTGTTCGGCGAGTCCTTCCCGCCAGCTTTCCTCGGGAAAATCTCGTCCTTGTAGTTCCGCTGCACCACGACGTTCGAGAACATCCACGTCAGGACCGGATTGCCGTCGTGCTCGAACTGCCCTGAGAGCACCAGCCGCTCGAGCTCCTTCATGGCCGGATCGTAGGTCTGCACGTTCTGCGGAACTTCTAGGACCGAGCCTTCCCCAAGCGTCTGCGCCAGCCGCTGCATGAGATGCACGGCTAGGGCGCGATCAAAGCACGCCATCTGCGCTTTCGTCTCGCCCACCAGCCGCTCGGTTTCTTCCTGCAGGCGTTCGTAGTCCGTGACCGATCCAGGCGTCGAGATGATGTGGGTTTCCCGCGCCCAGCCAGACATCATGGCGATCGGCGAGCCCTCTACGGCATCCTCCGGGTAGAAGTACTTCCCCTTCAGCAGCACCTTACCGTCAGACTGCCGTCGCCCGATCGCCACAACAGCCGCAATGTCCCGAGACTGCGCCACGTCTACAGCCACAAACGTCTCGCAGTTGAGGAAGTCTTCCCATTCGATCGCGGGATTGCTGCAGGCGTTCCACGCCTCCATGCTCATCCAGGGCGACTCTGACTGCACCCAGACGTTAAGCCGCTTCGTCAGGAAGTTATTGACCGCAGCCGGGGACTGCCTAGCCGCCGCGGCAGCCCGCTCGAGATCGTCTGGGTAGACCGACACCCCGTAGTTAGGATTGGCCTTCTTCCAGACGGCTGGATCGTCCCAGGCGTCGCCCTCGTCGACCGTGTATTCGATCCCAAAGAACGTTTCGTCCGAATGCACTCCATCTAGGATCTTGTGGAGGTAACTCAACACCTCGTAACAGATCCCGCCGATGGAGCTCCCAGCCGTGGAGATCGCCCAGAGCAGCGGCTGCGACCGAGCGCCCATCGCGGACTCCAGCACGTCCCAGACATGTCGGGTTTTGTGCGCGTGCAGCTCGTCGACCAGCGCCGCGTGTGGGTTCAGGCCGTCCAGGGTGCCGGCGTCGGCTGACAGGGGCCCGAAGCTCGAGGCCGTCGAAGGCACGTCGAGCCGGGAGGACGTGGGGCCCCTCGGCACGATCCCGAAATACTGCAGGAACTGCGGCGACCGCTGGGCCATCTGGTAGCCCGCCTCCGCCACGATCTTGGCCTGGTCCCGTGTCGTGGCGGCTGAGTGGACATCAGCCCCGCTCTCCCCGTCTGCGGTCAGCATATAGAGCCCGACGCCGGCCAGCAGGGTAGACTTCCCGTTCTTGCGAGGGATCATCACCATGCCCGTCCGGAACCGGCGCATGCCATCGAGCCGCTTCCAGCCGAACACGGTGCAGAGGATCCAGCACTGCCAGTCCTCGAGCGCGAGCATCTGCCAGGCCATGCGCCCGTTCGTCCGTATCTGCTTGGCCTTTGGCCCCTTGATGTGTGGGAACTGCTCGATCGCGCGGCAGACACGGATCGCCGCGTCTGTGTCGAAGTAGAACGGGAAGGCGTCTGTGCTCTGGCGGGCGAAGTCGCGCTCGTCGCGCTGGCAGGCCAGCTTCACCCACTTACAGGCGGGGATCGATCCGTCGAGGATGGCGGTTCTGTAGCGAGCGGCTCGTTCGACGTAGGTCACTTAGTGGCTCTGCGTGACTTTCGTCGAATCGGAGGTGGAGGGCCCATTCTGCGCGCCTCTCGAAGGCAGTCAAGGCAGTCGGCAAACGGAAGGTCTGACTTGCCACTGTCAAGGATCTTCCACCACGCGACTACCCAACCCGATACTTGATGGTCCGGAATCAGCCGAGCACCATCGAACTCCGCCGCCACAGCTTGCTTGACAAAGGGCAGGGCTAGTGAATCTGGCAGGCCCGTCCTCTGACCAACTTCTCGCGCGATCGACATCATCTCGTCGGTCGTCATATCTGACTCCACGGATTCTTCCGGTAGCGGGCCGCTCGCTCTACGTAGGTCACAAGTCGACCACCACCAGGCGCTCGAGGCGATCCACATAAACGACCGCGCCGTTCAACCCGCCCCAATCCTCCTTTTCTCGGATCATGTCTTCGAAGTAGCTACGGATCGACTCTTCGACATCGCTCGCTGGCTGCCTGCCGTCTACGAAGTCATCGTCAACCAACAGCGTGATGTCGACGCGCTTCATATCTTGACTCCAATGATCCGTCGATGAGGGCTTGTCTGGCGGCTAGAAGCGCGAGCAACCTGGCGGTGCGCGCATAGTACTGTTTACGGTTGCCGTAGTACGAGCCGTCAACTTGTGCATTTATCAACAGATTTATCAAGTGGTTCAACTCTGCACGGGAGAACGCTGCGTTGCCGCGCTTCATATCTGCGCCCACGGATTCGCCGCCGGAGCCCCCGTTGTCGCCGGCCTCCCGTTCGCCAGTAGCCCATACGACCGGAGAACCTGCTCCCGACGCAACGCGAACGCCTGCAACGGCCCCCACAGCGCGTGCTTCTTCTGCTCCTGGTGCTCCTGCCCCGCCCCGTCAATCGTCACCTTGAGATACGTCCACCCCTCGGTATCAACCCGAGCCTTCAGCGCCTCGTACTGCGCGACTACCGAGCACAGATACTCGAACCCCGGAGCCGTCGACTCCCCGAGCGTCCCACGCGCCTGCGCCAGGTAGGCATACCGCTCCCAGATCGCCGCCTGATCCTCCGGTAAGTGCTCCGGAGCCGGGATCGGCACGCTCTGAATACCCGATGCCCCGGATTCAGACGCCCCACCAGCCGCTGGCGGCAGGACATACATCGCCGCCGGCTTCCGGCCTGCGCCTTGCCTTGCTCCACCTCTAGCCATTAACTAATCCCTCTGAAATCATTTTGATTATAAGCACTTTGAATGCCTATCTAGGCTGGACGAC